CTCGGTAGGAATAGGTCCAGTCAGGCGAGCGAACCCGTAAAGGTCCGCGTCACCGGGGTAAGCAAGGAGGAGCGCCCGGACGAGATTCGCCAGGGCGAGGCCCTCCTCCTCGGAGTCATGCCAGACGGAGACGCGGATCGTTGCCCGGTCCGCGAGCGGTGTCTGGGTAGTTACGCCGTCTAGACGAACAAGCACGAACGGGGTCGGAGGGTAGCCGTCGCGCGGAACCCTGGCCGAGACCGTGACGCTCTGCGCGTAGGCCTCGGATCGCCCCGCCAGGACTGAGCGAACCGCGCCGATCGCCGCCTTCATGCCGTCCGGATAGAGAATCACCGGCTTAGCCACCACGAACCTCCAGCCCGGCAGACGCCGCCGCCCTGGTAAGAGACCCGTACTTGGCTTGTAGCCGGAGCCCGGCCGGGTGCGCGATCGTCACAGACGACGCCGCGCGGTCCGTCGTGTAGTCGTCCACGACCACCCTAGCGTCTGTCACAGAACCTAGGTTGACGTTCCCCGCTACGCCCGAAGCCGCCGAGGAAACCGGCCCCCTCATATTGCTCTTCAGGACCTCGCCGAGCCCACCGCTAAGAGTGATCCTCCACCGACCCGCCACAAGTCAGCCCTCCCACCGCTTCAGCGTCACCAGGACACGACCGAGCCCGCCGAACGGCGAGCGGTAGCGGAACGGGACTCCCGATACCTCGTACAGGACGCCAGAGACGCGGATGCGCTCCCGCCCCGTGAGGTCCGGAGCCGCCTCCTCCAGGTCCAGCCTGAAGGTGTTCGCGATAGCGGAACGCTCCTGCCCCTCGGTCTCGTCCGACGAAGACGGGCGAAGCCAGCCGGAGACGATCGTCTCCGAGGCCGCGCCCCAGTCTTCTACCGAGTCGCCGTATCCGTCCGTGCTAGCGCCCGGAGTCAGAATAGCGACCTCGTCAGGGAGAGAGGAAAGAATCACGATTCGCCGCCCTCCGAGACCGGCCACTCGTCCGGGTCCGTTCGAGCGTCATAGAACGCTGAAGGAGTCCGGACCGTGTACGCGATCTTCTTCGCCGCGTAACGGACCATGCGCCGCTCGTCCTTGGTGAGATACACTCCCATATTCGACTGTTCCGGGCGCCGGTAGTTGTAGTCCCCGAGAGTCTCCGAGACGAAGCCCTCAGGGTTACGAACCTCCCGAAGCGCCGCCGTCACAGTCACAAGGACCGCCTCAGCGGGCGCCGTGATCGTCGTCCCGTCCGTGTCCACCCAGTCCCGACCGGAGATACCTCGCACTAGCGCCGAGGCGTCACCGAGAGCCGCCTCCGCCCGCGCCAGGGCCGCGCCGGACAGACTCTTACCGAGTCGTGTCTCCAGCGCCGCGACGGATGCGAGCGGAGGTAGGCTCATGGTGGCTCCTAGTCAGTAGTTAGCAGGGATTAGGCAACGTCCGAGGAGTCAGCGTCAGCGGCGATTGCCGGGACGTAGACCGAGGTCGTGCCGTTGGCCGCGCGCTGGACCACGCCGAGGTCCTGAATGCCCATGTAGGTAGTGAAGGTCTGACGGTCCTCCTGAGTAGAGGCGTCATAGTCCAGGACGTAGCGAGCCGCGAAGCCGTCAAGCGCGACCGAGGCGCCAGAGACGGCGCCGCGAGGCACCATCGGGGCGCGGACGGCCAGGTGGAAGGCGGCAGGGTGATAGAAGACGATCCGGTTAGCCTCAATGCCGTTGTGCTCAATCGGCCGGAAACCGCGAATCGTGCGCGCCTGCGTCGAAGCGCCAGCGTCGCCCTCCAGCGAGACAAGGTCCAGGTCCAGTACCGCCGCGTAAGCGTCCACGCCCATAACGGCCACGAGACCGTCCATCGGGACGAAGTTCTTACGGAAGGTGCTCCGGGCGCCACCGAAGGCCGCAAGGACCGAGGTCGAAGAGGTCAAGTCCACACTCACGGACGGAGCCACAGTCTCCAGGTGAGCCGCGATCAGGCCCTCGACCTCCTGAGCGATCGCCTGAGTCTGCGGCCGGGTGACCTGCCGGGTAAAGTCCTCAATCTCTAGCGACAGTTCAGCGTCGGTCACCTTCACCGAGGAGTAAACCTCAGTGTCCAGGACGACCGAGACGACCGCCTCAGTAATCGAGTCGGAAGTGATCGCGACGCTCTGGCCGCTACCGGCAGCGCCGGGAAGGTTCCGAGTGCGGGCCTTCAGAGCGTTAGGGCGCTTGACGTTGACGGAGTACCCGACGCCGCCCTGGAAGTTCGCCTCGAAGGTGCGCGAGACGGTGGGAGCCAACTTAAGATCGCCAGCAATAAGAGGAAGGGCAACGCTAGCCAGTTCCTCAGGAGTGTAGAAATCGTTAACGGAAGCCATGAGAGGCTAGTCCTTTCGGTGTAGGTGTTCTGTCTCAGCAGTAGGTGGGAGAGGCCGCGACCTTCTTCGCCAGGGCCTCAGGGTCGAAGGCAGGCTTACCCTCGGACCCGCCCTCGCCGGGCTTCAGCGCCGGGCGGGGCTTGCTTGGGACCTTGGGAGCGGGCTCTTCCTTATCTTCCTTCTTCAGGTGCGCCGCCAGAGCCTCGGCCTGTTCGCCGATCTCCTCCTCAGTGGTCCCAGTCAGGAACCGCGAGAGGTCCTCCGGGAGACCCGCGCCCTTCAGGGCTCGCGTCGTCCAGAGCTCTCGCCGCGCCTCCAGGGCCTCGGAGCGAGCCTTCTCGGCCGCCTCCTGCGCCTTCTGGAGCTCGCTCTTCTCCGCCTCCGCGCGCTCCTCCGCCTCCCGGTCGCGATCGGCGAGCATCTTCTTATGCTCGCGCTCAATCTCCCGGAGATTCTGGATCGTCTTCCAAGCGCGCTCAGGGTCGAAGTCCTCGCCCCACGGGGGAGCCTCGGTCTTCGGCTCTTCGGTCTCGGCCGCTGCCGCCGGGTCGATCGAAGTCTCCTCGGAAGTGGTGGCCGTGCTTTCGGCGGTTTCCGCCATTTCTGTCCTCCTGAGACAGTCAGTCCCCGGCGTCTCGCCAGGGAACGAAGTAAGAAGGCGCCACAGAGGCGCCACAATCCACGCTAAGCGCCTCTAATGGCGCCTCGCGTATGGTCGCTAGGCCCTGGCCGCCCAGGCCCTCCTAAAGGCATTCATGGCCTCTCGGCCGTAGAGCCCCTCTGTAGCCTCAGCCCAGACCCGCTGAGATTCGACCGTCAGAGCGCTAACCGGATCGTCCGGCGTATAGACAGGCTGGAGAGAGCACCCGCATCCGTCGTGATACAACTCGTCACGCTCCGAGATCAGCCCCGAGGAGTCCCGGAAGACCGCACCGCGAGACACGAGCATGGCACAGAAGGAGCACGGATTACCGTCACTCACTCGCGCCCACCCCATCGCCGCGCGGTCTCTCTGAATGGTCCTCTGTATCGTCTCCCGGCCGCCGTTCGCCGTCAGGCGATACGCCGCCCCAGACACTCGCCGCTGAGCCTTCCGGAGAGCCGTATCCATAGACTCCCCGCGAGCGACACTTTGCTTAACCGCGATCGGCCCGGTAACTAGAAGCGACGTTCTCAGCCGCGCCGGGTCAGGGACTACAGACGTTGCGACCTCGAACGGCTCAGTAACCCCGGCCATAAGGCGCCCGGTGCGGTAGAAGTCGATCGCCTCCGCCGCCGCGACACGGCGCCCCGCCACAATGGCCGCCGAGGCGACCTCTAGGAATCGGGGCGCCGTAGCGTCTAGACGGTACGGGTCTAGAACCGACCCGAAGACCGTCGCCACAGTTCCCGCCACCGCCGCCGAGGTCTGGGCCTGAGCCCGCCTCTGCGCGTCAGCCGTGGCGAAACTCATTAGACCGAGGCCTCCTCAGCGGGCGCCGTAGGGGCGCTCTGCCGCGTCAGCGCCTCAGCAAGAGCCGAGATCGCATCGGAAGAACCGAAGTTCTCCTTCCAACGCTCAACCTCGGTATCCGTGACGCCCGGAATCTTCTCCCAGACCTCACTAGCCGGAACCTGAAGCATCGTTACCATCTTGCCCAGAGCGTCCACAGTGGCCGCCAGGGAGCGCGCCTCAGCGTCGCGCCAGCGAACTTCTGCCGATAGGTCCGAGGCTGCCTCTGCGTCCCCGGCCGCGCTACCCATAAGGCGGAAGAGTTGCTCGTGAGACTCGCCGAAGTTCGTCTCGTACTCCGCGCCCTTCTGCGTAGTGGTGGAGTTAAGCGCCGCCAGGGCCTCCGCGCTCAGGTTCGCGATCTCGCCAGTCAAGAGGGAGGGCGAAGTCTGCCCGATCGCCGCCATAGAGCGAACGGCCCCCATGTAGGCCTGAATATGATCGCTAATCTGAGTCTGCGAGAAGTCGCCGAAACGCGCGTCTGGGGAGTCCGTGGTCCAGAGGCGGTCTACTGCCGCCTCGAAAGGCTCAACAGGCTTCCCGAAGTTAGGGTTCTCCACAAGGACCGGATTCCCGCCCTCGTCTAGAATCGGGTCGCCGTTGGAATCCTTCCGCGTTATGTATTGGTCTTCATCCTCCGGAATCTCTAGCCCCGTCGCCCACCGCTGCCGGAAAGAGGCATACTGGATAGCGATCATGGTCGCGAAGATCGTCTCGTTCACGCGATCCTGAAGAGGGATAAGCGGCCGGATGATGCCGGGGGACTCCTGCCCCAGACGCTCGCGGTAACGGACCAGAGGAGTCACTCCTAGGCCATGATCGTTTACCGCGTAGACCGTCGGCTTCTTACCCTTAGGTACCGCGATCTCATACTCCGAGGTCTCGTCATACAAGCGCCACAGAGCCGCGCCGTCGAGAGAAGTCCCGATATTCACGATGCCGTAAGCGGGCCAATCGCTCTCCTCGTCCTCGAAGAGGACCAGGGTCTTAGTCGGGTGATAGAACCGCGCGAACGGAACGCCGCCCTCGCCAGGAAGGACCAGCCCGTAAGCCGCGCCATACTCCAGCGCGCCACGGTGAACGATGCTCTGACGCGAGTCCAGGCCGTTCGCCTGCCAGTAATACCAGGCCGCCGCGTTCTCGCCCGAGTTACCGGAGCGGTAGCCGTCAACGAACAGGATTTTAGAGAAGGTGTCCGAGATCAGGGGGAGCCAGTTCGTCCGCGCACGCTCCGCCATTTCGCGGTACTCGCGCTTGGCCTTCCTTGGCATGTAAGGGAGATCATGGTCCCCGGCGAGGTAGCGCCGGACGTAGCCGAGATCGCCGCGCTTCGGTGTCAGCCGTCGCCGCTGCCGCTCGATAAGGTCCTCCGCCAGAGAGGCGGCAGAGGCGTCACTCATAGCCACGCGGGGGTCCTTTCGGTAGAGGGTTTAGAAGCCGACAAGCCGCCCCGTGCGCTTGCGCCGATTGCGTAGCGCGCCCTCTCCTAGGACCCGCTGCCGTGCCATTTCCGCTAGAATCCACGCCGCCAGAACGTCAACCTTCTTCGGAGACTCGCGAGTTTCCTTGCCGAAGGACACGCCCCAACGGTTAGGACGCCGCCGCGCGTTCAGGACGTGCCGCCGGAGACGCGGGTCGCCGTCGTGAACCGCCTCGCCGTCGATGATGCGACGGTGAAGCGCTTCCACCGCGCGGACCGTGTCCGCCTGCCGCGAGCGCATATCCCACGCGATCGCGTGCCGTGTCGTCGCCTTCACGAGGACGCGCTCCCCGTACTCCTCGCGCCAGGCGTCAACGTCGGTTTCCCACTCCTTCACGTCAGCGAAGAAAGCGATAGCGTCTAGACGCTCGAACTCGTGGGCTACGCGGTCCCGGACCTCCGGCTTCTCGATGCGCCAGCCGCGCCCGTCCGGGCCTTCCGGCTTCTCCCACAGTCCGAGGACGAACGGGGCGCCGTCTGAGACGCGGACCGCCACCAGAGCGGTAGAGTCGTCAGTAAGGCCGCCGTCGAAGCCGAGCGTTACCGTCTCCCCCGCCGCCAGAGGCGCGAGATCACTCAGGTAACCGGCGTCGAACTCGTGAGGAGCCACCCAGCCGTCCGCCGCCGCGACAATCTGATTCAGGTAGAACCGGCGCGCGTCCTCCGGAGGAGTGTCCGGATCGTAGACCTCCTCGCGGACGCGCTCCAGGTCCACCCAGCCGCCCGGATTCTCCGGAGTGCGAGCGGAGTCCCCATACGCGGCGCGGAGACCCTCCAGGAGCCGCTCAGGGTCTCTAAGGTCAACGTCGCCGGGGGCCTCGCGGGAGTCATAGAGAATGCCCTCGGCCCGAGTCCGGCCCTCCAGGATCGCCAGGTGCGCTAGGTACGAATCCTCGGCTACCGTGTCGCGTCCGGGAGCGTGCGCGTTAGTGGTCTCCAGCGACCGGCCCGCGCCGTCCCGGCTCTTCGCCAGGTTCCGCCGGATCACGCGGGCGAGAGCCTTCCCGCCGTTGCTCTCGGCCCAGTGGTGCGTCTCGTCCATAATCACGAAGGACGGGCGCGCCCCCTCATGCGTCGAAGAAGAGGCCGTGATTGCGTGAAGTTTCCCGGAGCGTCCGTCCGTCGTGAAGATGCGAGTAAGCCCAACGTCTAGACCGAGATCGGCCTCGAAGCCTTGGACCATGCCGCGAACAGTCGAAAGAGTGTTCTCGGTCTGAGCCTCGGAGAAGCCAGCCACCAGGACCCAGGGGGCCGGGTGCTGAATGCCGATAGGCTCCCCGTCCGCGTCCCAACCGCCGAACCGGACAGGCCCGAGGAGTTCCGCGAGAGCGATCGCGCCGACGAACGGAGACTTACCCCAGCCCTTCGCGCGCCGGAGCACCGCGCGCCGGTAGGTGAAGCGGCCGCGAGAGTCCAGGGCATAGAGCCAGAGAAGGAAGTTCAGTTGCTCCGAGGTAAGCCGGTACGGCTCCCCGGCAGTAGGGCCGTCAGGCTGGACGAGAGAATCCTCGATCCAAGCCGCCACGACGAAGCCGAGAGTCGGAATGGAGCCGTCCTTAGGGAAGGACGGGACGGTGGTCAGGGCGTCCACAGGGGGCCTCTCTCCGGCGTCTCACCGGGGAGCGGCTCTCCGCTCCAGGGGGCTTAGGTGCTTGCCTTCTCGTAGGGACTGGGGGCGCGGAAGAGGCGCCGGACCTCGCGGCCGTAGGCGCCTCGCTGGAAGTTCTGCTCGTTGCCGGACGACCAGGGAAGGTCGTTCTTCCGAGCGTCGTCCGTCTTCACGTCCGAGATCGTCTCGCTAGGCAGGCCGCAGAGGTTCCCGTAGATCGTCCGAGGCTGGAAGTTGTTAGCGCCAGATCCGGAATCGTGCCGCTTCGTGATCTCGACCGCCTCCGCGAAGACCTCCGGGCGCTCGACCAGCAAGGGAACGTGTAACTCGAAGCCGAGAGGGTTCTCGATGCCGTGGCTCTCGGTGAGATAGTCCGCCGTCCGCTTCATCCGAGTGTAATACGGGCCGAGGTAGTCGCTACGCGCCGGACGCTTCCGCCTAATCGTCTCCGCTACCGGGCCTCGATCGTAGAGAACAGGCTCCGTAGGGCGGAGGAGAAAGAAGTCGTCATTCCATAGCGTGAACGGACCGCCCACTAGGCCGGTAATCTCCTGCCACAACTCTAGAACGTTCTGCTGCTTCGAGCGCTTTCTCGGAGCCATTCGGCGCACCGTTACCGCGTCCTCGTCTACCCATTCCGGAGGGTCGCCCACGATAAACACCGCCGAATGCGGGAAGTTCTCGTGGAGAGACCGGAGGGAGTAGCGGAGTTCCTCGTTCCGGCCGGGACGGACATAGTAGACCGCCGCCGGGCTCATTCTGCCGCCGAGAAGTCTCGCACGGTAAGGCGGATCAAGGCGGACAACTGCCGCGCCTGGGCCTCGCTCTGCTGCGCCAGCAACTTGACCCCGGCGGCTAGGTTGCGGATTGCGTTGTCGCGCTGCCCGTTATTGCTTAACGTGGCTGAGAGGAGGGTGTCTGCCTGGGCGGCGATGTTCTGCGCCTGCGTGATATCCGCCCGGTTGCTGGCGAGGGCGCTGCGGGCGACCGTCTCGATGGTCACACGGTTCGCGTCCTCCGCGTCTGCCGCGAGCTCGTCGGTGGTCTTGTCGCGCACCGACCAGACGCGGGTGGGCACACCGGCCACGAGGTCCACGGTCTGCTCTGCGACCTGCGTGGCGGTGACGGTGGGCGGGTCGGTGTCCACGACCTCCCACCAGCCGCACGCCCGTTGCAGGTCGGTGCTGGCGGTGGCGAGGCCCATGACCCACTGGCCGGTGTCGAGTCGGCGGGCCGAGCGGGGCAGCCTGCCTAGGGCCCGGATGCTGTTGTCGATGATCTGCGCGTACATCATGCCTCCACGGTGAAATCGACCACATCGTCCACGGCGAACAAGGCATTCCCCAGGGGATAGGTTGCGGCGCTGAATGTAAACATCATGGCGGTACCGCCGCCGACCAGAATGCCACTGTTGGTGGTCGGCGCCGTCCATGTCGTGTCTGTGGCGGCGCAGTAGACGGTCATAGTCATGCCGGTCGTCACATTCTCGCCGCCGCCGGTCCATTCCTCCGAGCCGCTGATCGATCGCGGAATGGCAATGGAACCAGCGTTGTATCGCTGAATCGGTCGAGCGTCGCTGACGAACAAAGTTGCACCCTCACCCGCCCACGCCACGCCCAGCAGCGAATACACCGGACCACCAGCGGCGGGTACCTGGTTGGGCATCGTCCGTATCGCTGCGCCGAACGTCATGCGTACCCGCCCCCGATGAACGCGCCTAGCCAGGCGGTGCCGTTGTCCAGCGTCACGAACGTGTAGAGGCTGGGCGACTCGTAGGTGGGCGGTGTGTCGTTCGGCCACTGCACCGACGCCGGGAAGGTCGGCGTGAACGCGCCCGAGAGCAGCAAGGAGAACGGCTGTCCGTCCTTGGTCGGCGTGGGGAAGGTGAACGTGCAGTCAGCCGACATGGTGACCTTGTGGGCCACGTACTCGTCGGGCAGGGTCTGCGTCGCGCCGGACGTGGCGACCGTGTTGACGCGGGCCTCGCCACCCTCGACGGCCTGCAGCGCCGCGTCCAGCTCGGTTTCGGTGTAGTAGCGGTCGTCATGGTCGGTGGACGTGGATGCGTGGTGTGCGGCCTGCAGGGCGCTGTCAGCGAGCGAGCCCTGGGCGGCGGTGGCGTAGTCCGAGGGATCAAACGCATTGACTTGCGCGAGGTTCGTAATCTCGGAATCCATGAGTGCCCCGGCGGCAGTAACGTTGGTGGGGTTCACCGTGGCGTCTGAGCCGTCCGCGCCGTCTGCTCCAGCCGGTCCCTGGATTCCCTGGATTCCCTGTGGTCCTTGCGGTCCCGCC